CTTCCTCTCAGTAAGTTACCTCAATTATAGCATAAAAGCGCTATTTTGTTAGGTCTTCATAATCCAGACCCATGCCTATACCAAACCCTGCTTTTTGAGCATTTACACCCTGTAAAGATAATACATCATTACTATCGCTGGTTTGACCACCACTAAATACTCTGGCTTTCATGTCTTCCCATTCTTTTTGACCTTTATCTTTATTTGTTTCCCCGTCTAAATCTACACCCTGAATTGCTGCAAGAAATTTTTTTTCTTGATAATCTAAATCTCTAATTGATCCAATGGTTGCCACTAGTTCAGGCATTGAAAGGTTTGCCTCTAGTTCTTGATAGTCTTTCCATATACCCAGCAAAAATATCTCAGACTCTAACTTTGCTAAATCTAATTCATCCCAACCACTACCCATACTATCTTCTTTTAGGGCTTGTTCTTTTACTGGCTCATCTACTTCTCCATTAACACTAATACCGCCACCAATATTAATTATTTTGTATATTGTAGGAAGGTCTACATGGTCTTCTAGTTCTTCAAGTGTCTTTGCAATTTCTGGTTTATACTGTTGCATTGCAATTCTTGCACATTCTGACAAATAGGATATTGATTCAAGATCATTTTTTGATTCTTTAATTAAATGGAATGCTTCCATAAACTCTCTAAGATATTTAATCTTAAGAGGATAAATTTCTATCTGTTCTCCATCCATTAATGTAATAATGTCGGATTTATATATTCTTGTTGCCATCTTATCAATTTTACCACAAACAAAAAGCCCACCCCCAGTTAAGGGAGTGGGCCAGTTGTCAGTTTATATTAAATTGAGTTTGATGCCCAAGTACGGTCAACGATCTTACCGTATGATCCAGAAGCGTCTTCTGGTAGTAGACGGAATGAAACTTCAAACATTGAAGCCTCATCACGCTTTGCTGAAACTGTTACGTTTTCAATAGACAAAGCACGGTATGCTGTGTAGACACGCTCAATGTATGGAGAGTCTGCACAATCACCTGTTCCTGGTCCAACAGCACAGATTGCACGTTCTACTGGACATTCTCCGATGTCACCTGCTGAAAGATTTAATGTTCTTCCTGCTGATGTTGTCTTAGTTCCAGATAGATCGTCTGAGTTTGCTGCCAGTGAGAGAAGCAAGTTCTCTAGAGTAGCCTCAGCGAAAGCAGTTGCAAGATTAACCTGCATACCCTGCTTATAAAGTTTAGCAACGTCAAGAATCTGGTCTACCTGGACTTCACCGAAGTCTGGTTGGAACTGCATTTCAAGACCGTTCATGGTATAACCTACGTTGTCGTAAGCAGCGTCATCAGCCAAAGTTTCCTTGTATGATTCACCGTTTACAAAAGCGGCCATTGTACCTGGCGTTAGGGTTGTATCTGCAACGAAAAGCGCTGCTGCACCAACGATAATGTTGGTCGATGTTCCACGACTATATGCCATTTATTCACCTCTTCCTTAAAAATAGATATTAAGTTGTTTTGGCGTTATTTGTTTCCTCAGCCATAATTATAACATTGTTTTATATAACTATTTTATTGGCATCAGAGAGTCTTGCCTCTGGAGCCCAGTCATGGTTTGTTATGCTGCCACCTGGTCTTGGTCCATAAATTGGATTTCCATTTTCATCATATCCAATAATTACTAACCCACCCATTTGATGATACTCAAAGTCAATAATAATCTTATTGCCACCATAGGTACGGGCTGTGCCAAAGTCAATAATATCTCTGGTTTCTTCTAGTTGGTATACCTTAAAGTTGTGGAATAGGAACATATTGTCTACTGTAGTTCCGTCATCTAGCCGTATCTTTCGGTTGGCACACCAGGAATTTAACTCTTCAGCAGACTCATCTCCACGGTCAAGAAGCCTCAAGACAGCCTCCTGTGTTTGGATCATAGTTGGAATCGAATCTTCTCCAAGACCATAAAAATAATACAATATTTGTTCAGACTTAATGTGTGGGAACTTTCCCTTGTTCATTTTAACAAGTCTATCCCAGGTACAGGCAACTCCATTGCTTACTGGAGTATTTACATCATTTAAGACCATCCATTTTTCTGTAAGGTCGTCAAGATTAAATGGTGAAGGTGGAAAAAACGGGGTTACATATCCTAGGCTCTCACTTAGTTTTGATTGTAGATACTTGTTTATCCATAATAATGGAGTATTTAATAAATCTGTATTAGCCATCTAGTAACCCCGCATTTGCTATCCATCTATATCCTACATCTCTTCCTTTTGATCTTCCAGATTTCTTTCCTGATGTAAGGTTCTTTTTATATAATATAGGGTTTTCTAAGTATTGTGATATACCGCTTGATCTTAAAAATGCTTGTGTAAAGTACTTTGTAAAGAAAGAGTCAATTACTTTTTCAAATGAACCTGTTGTTGCGTCTCCGCCAGGATTATCTACATTCACACTATTTTTAGTAAATACTGTTTCTCCTCCTGCTTCAAATACAAGCACGTCAGAATTTCTTGGTGTAATCGTTACTGGTATTCCCTCTTCCATTATTCTTGCCTTTTCATAGAAAGGTACGTTTGATCCATCTTTGAGTGATGATGATTGTTTAAAATTTGTTATAAAAGATAGTCCTATATTGCTTACTGTATATTTTATATCGTATAGTCTTGCGTTTGGACTTCCCACCTGATACCATTCATATATATGGTTTAGTGCTTGTGGATTTACCCTTGCATTTGAGTCAATATATTTTTGTAACATTTCTGAAATGTTTAAACCAAGATTGTGAAAAAACTCAACTTTTCCAATTTGAATTCCATCTAGATAGCCAAAAGAGTATTCAACTATATTGTCCATATCTTTTCTAAACTGTCTGCTATTGATTGCTAGTCTCATTAGATATCTGATGCCTGATTCTCTGAACGGCGTACGACTAATGCAAAATATTCTGGATCTCCAAATGGACCTATGATTGGTGACTGAGACTCAATTTCATATATTGTTGACTTTCCAGCCCTTGTTCCAGATGTCTCCATGTACAGTGGAATATCATTTCTATTTCTAATGTTTGTAATAATAACGTTTGTTATTGAGTCTGAATTCTCTTCTTCTGAAAAACGAATATCTCTCTTTGTTCTTCCTACTAAGACTTTCTTTAATGTTATGTTTACGTTTGGTTTTACTTCTTCATCTACCGTGCCATCTTTTGAAAAATTACAAACCACTGTCTTATTGAAGATCCAAGTCTTTTTAACATTTCCATAAGCACCCTGTTCAACTAGGGGATAGTAAACATCTGCCTTCATTGGATACATGAAGTCTGTCTCTTCACATAGATCCATTACAACACCCAAGGCTTAGGGAGATTGTCTATGTATTTATCTAAAATCTTATCTACTAAGATATTTCCAGTTCCGTCAAGAAGTCTCTTATCATATTCAATCTTAAACTGTTCAGTGCTATACATCTTGACATATCTCTTGTAGTAGTCTAGTTTTCCACACTTAATATCATTAATTAACATTTTTGCTGCATCCTGAATATCATAAGGAACAACCTTGTATCCAGTTTCTAGCAAGAAGATATAGTCAGTTCCTTCTGCAAATCCAACACCAGAACTAACAGTTTGAACGTTTCCGCTATCCTCTGTATCAAACATAGAGATTGAGTCAGAGTATGCTAAAGGAATTCTTGCTGGTTTTCTTTCTGCACGGTTTAGTGCATCTGTTAGTTCAACAGGATCTTTTGTTATTGCGCTCTTATCCTTAGTTATTAAATAGTTAAATACTCCAAGGATGTTTGGAGTTTCAGATGAGTCATAAACTAATTCTGCATTTTCGTGTACAGTTAAAATCTTATGTGTTTTATCCCAAAGCGGTACATAGTCAGTTCCCTGACCAACAACTTCTAAGTAAGTTCTATTATAATAAAATCCACCAGTAAATGCATCAATAATTGCTCTTGCAAGTTTTTCATGCTCTGCATATTCTGCTATCTCAGTAGGAGTTGTACCTAAACTTGCTGGATCCACATACGGTCTTGTTATATCTAGATTATCTTCTACTACTATATCTCCACGAGTATTTTCAACTCCAGATACCGTGACACTTTCATAAATCGTAACTGGATATGACTTGTCATACCGAACATAGTTTCCAGTAAGTTCATAGGTAAGCACAGAGTTTTCATCTGACTCAATAATTATTTCTGACTCTACCTGCTCTAACAGGTCATCAATGACAAGGATATACTCTGTATCTGGTTCTGGTACCGTATAAGATACAGACAATGGGTATGGTGGCTTACGTAGTATTTCCATTATTTACCGTAATAACTCGCTAATTCTTCAGGTGTCGCAAGGCGTACCTGCTTACGTGTTAGCCATTTTTCTGATGCTTCTTTGGTTACAATATTATAACCTGGGGTTAGTTGGCCAACTTTTACCCAATGTATACTTTTAGTTGAATGTATTGCAATCTTTTCATTTGTTTTGCTTGGTTCAACAACTTCTTTTTTAGGGTCTGGAATAAAACTGCCTATTGTTTCCAATATCTGCATTTTTGTTGTTGCCCCATCTAGATTGATATTATTCTTTTTGGCATAGGACTTTAACTCAAAAACTGTTTTTGTAACTAATTCTTCAATTGTCA